TTACTTCACAACAGCTGCAATGTCAGTTAACCAGGCTGACATCGTCTCAAAGACGCCATTGTCACTTTCTGTAATACCCGTAGGCAAAACTGTTCCCATATAGTGTTGTGTCAACAATTGTGATAACACCAAACCACCGATAACATCTAGAATGTACGTGTCATTTAGCGTGCGGAACGTCAATACATTGTCCGTATTAAACGCAATGTGAAAACGCTCAACCGCAAAGGCAATCGTCTTAGCAACGTCACCAATACCAGCGACTGTTGAACTAGCTGTATCGAATGCATTAAGTTCTGCTTGCAACACATCCTGCCAGTTGGCCAATGGCACTTGACGGGGTTGTTCGCGTTGCAAATCTGTTAGTGATAATGACATGATTGTCACCGCCTCATTTTTTGTAATGATTTCATTATAGCGAATCACTAACTATTCGTCACTTTTGTGCATTCACATAATCCACAAAGTCTTGGAAGACACGCAAATGCGTCTTATCACGTTCGAACATCATTTCGGGGTGGTACGCAAGAAGCCTTTACAGGACTGGCTTCACGTCGTTTTTGGTGCGAATTTGGTGCGAATTTTAATATTAATAATACTAAAAAAGCCCGTCCAGATTAAGTGCAATTGCACCTAGTCCAGACGGGCCTTTTATATTTGCGTCCCTCATTGTTGATGGTCGCAAAACTGGTCGAATTCGACCAGTTTGAATTATTCAGCAAACGCCACCTGCAACCAAACGGGTTCACCGTCAACTTCAATCTTGATTGCTGAACCAGAACGTTCAAGCACCTTGTAGTTACCGTTCAGCGTGAAGTATTCCATGACCCCGTTGTTACCTTGCGCTGTTTGGTCAGCCAATGGATTTCCGTATCGGTCGGTCAACGTTACATCAGCAACTGGAATATCGTTGTTGTAATCAGCGACCGGAATTGACATATCGTCATTACGTGCATACCACTTGTCGATGTAAGTTTGCCAACTATCAACAACAAACACACCGTTAAATTCTGCCGTGTCAGACTGTGTGTTGGCATCCAAGATTTCAACATCTGAACGATCTAACCAAGAATTAACACCATCAAGCAATACCTTGCGACCATCAACTGCTAGCACCTTGTGTGGCACGCCCTTAACGTAATCAGGAATAGATTCACCTGTGGCGTAGTTGGTTGCTGAATAGTTCACCTTTACGGTCATACCTTCAGCAATATTTTTCTTTGGCGTATTGTCGGCTTCCTTACCAGCTTCAATTGCCGGTGTATCCGTCTTGGGATTATTACTCTTTGTGTATCCATTGTCAGTGATACCAGTTAAATCAATATTACCGTCCAACCCGCCAGCAATGTACGTTGAAGTGAATTGCAGAATTCCGATGTTATCGAAATTTGGAAAGAAGTTGTAATTTGGTTCTGGCGTTACAGCATAATTAGGGTACTCTGCCAACCAAAGCGGATATTTATTCGCAATAGTTTGCAAATCAAGGTTTGCCGTTAAGAAATTCTTGTAACCGTATAGCATAGCCGTCTTGCCCCTTGACTGAATATAATCTAATCCGTACATAACAACGTCCGTATTAGTTGCCCCTTGCTCAATATCCAAAGCGAAGATTGCATCTTGTGGTGTTTGGCTCTTTGCAAGATAGTGGTCAATTACTGCCTTCATGGTCGTACGGTCAGTGACACCATCAACGAAAATATAGTCGTGTGCACGTTTTCCTTGAGCAATCGTATACTGAACTTGCGTTGGATACGTGTATTGATCCACGTATCCACGCCCAGCGTAGTAGCCTCCAATTTGCGCAATTGCAAACTTATCGTGAGCATAACCAAACTTACCTTGCGCTCCCTGATAAACCGACCAATCGACACCGTGGTCATTGACGGCAGCACTTGCTTTTTGCGTCCCTAAATCTACTGATAATTCGCTATTAGTGTGAGTTGATTCCACTTGCACATTAACGGATGGCGAAATAAGTCCAAAAGAAAAGGCCGCCCCAAGTGCGACCAATTTCATTGTTTTATTCATTTTACTTCTCTGCCTCCTTCATCTTTTTGACAGCCCACTCAATGGCCTCATCAATTTGCTTGGCGGTGAACAGGTGAGCCTTGTCAGCCTTCATCAGATGGTCTGTAATCCACTTGATGGCTTGTGCTTTTTGCGTTTGGCCACCATCAAATGTCGCTTCCGCCCACTTCACCGCACCTTCTGCAATACCAAGCAAGTTTGTTAGCCTCTTATTGCGGTCAAATCGTGCTGATAGCCACCCAATGGACAAAATTAAAAGCGCTGGAGCAATACCTGATTGCCATAGCGCTTCTGCAAAGGTTATTAAGTTATTCGTTGTCATCGTGATGTTCTCTCCAATCTTCTAGCAACCGAATTCGTGTCTCATGGTCATCAATCCGACGATCATAAATTTGTAAAGTTTCTTGTAAGCCAGTAATCGCCTTATTCAAGTTATTCATAGACTTAACGAACGTGTTTTGAATGACAAACCACATCGCACCAGATAACGAGCCGACAACTGTTAACCAACCTGCGATGTCATGTGGGAAAAAGTTCATAACTCTACCCCACTACTTTTCAAAGCTGGCAACAACCTTATCGGCTTCTGCAAACACAGTGTCTTGGAAATCCGACCAAGATGTTCGGAAATCAGACAAGTGTTCGCGATAAATAACACCATCTGAAATGTAATAACTCATTGATGGCACGCCATACTGGTCAATTGAACCACTCAAAGTTGCGTAGTTTACAGTGCCGCCATCTTCTGCCTTAATTGATAGTTGTTCGTTGAATTGTGTTGTCTTGTTAATGTTAGTCATTGTTTTCACCATCCTTGCTTAATTCGTCAATTCGTGACTTCAATTGTTCGTTTTCACCCTGCAAAGAGTTTAATTGTGCCCGCAGTTGCGCATTTTCAATTGCTTTATTAGCAATCTCAAACCCAAGATTTTGCAAAATTTGCTGTTGTGATTGTTCCATGTTTTTTTCTCCAATCTTATAAAGTGACGTTGAACCACTTGGCTACTGTTCCATTTGAGTTGATGACTGATGGAATTTTAACAGCACCTAAACCGCTGAGAGCTTTGATGACTCCCGTTAAGTTGTAATAAGTATTTTCTGCAATCAATCCGACATAACCAGATCCATATATTAGACCAGCTGAAAAATTACTGTTACCAAAGTATGGATAATTAACATTGTTTGCACGTTTTGTTCCAATCGCTAATTTGTCTGTTGCACTTCCAGATACGTTAATATTCCGATTGAAAATTACATCATCGTCAAAGTTAAACCCAGCAGACGTACCAATTGGATTTGAACCGCTTCTGAACCAACCTAGTTTAGTAATAGGGTTGCCAGAAGTGGCACCATTATCTCGTGCCCCCCAAGCCATATATTCAGCATTACCGTCTAACCAAAAAGTCAATCCTTGGTAATCTGACGGTTTACCAGCAAATCCTTGGACACCAATACCACCAATTGACTCGCCGGTCATATTAAGTGTCATGCCAGAACTTCCAAACTGTGTGTTAACCCCATTTGTATCAACCTTCATTCCGTTTGCGTCGATCGTGGTAGAACCATACTTACCGTTCCAATTGGATTGGATAAAACTAGAAACGTTACCAGAGATTTTGTTCACATCAAGACTGGCAATTTTAGCGTTAGTGATTGAAACGTCTGCAATTTGTGCCGTTCCAATCGAGGCGTTCTTAATCAGTGCACCGTCCATGAAATTCTTCCCAATAAAGGTGGTATCACCAGTAACCGTGATTTTCTTACCCGCAATATTTAGACCTGATGAATCACCGTTAATACCGGAAATCAAGGCGCCGGTATTTGATTGAATACCGAATGCGAAAAAGTTGTTGAATAATTTAAGCGTTGAAGAATTGTCAGTGCTTGCACCAGCAATATACGCGTTTTTTTGTAATTGTACCGAACCAAGATAAGGCCTTGATACATAAATCACGCCCCCGCCGTATTGCGTAAATTGCAAATATAGCTGTGTTGTCGCTGGGTCAAGAGTGATGTTAGCAGTATAGTTTGTCCAATCAGACATAGCCGTGTCAAACGATCCGCCGACGGCAGTTGTTTTTGTCGTTGTTCCTGAACTGTTCTTTTGTACAATTTCAGCCTTGAAATATGCGCTTGTTCCAAATGACTTTGCATATAAATCAAAACTTGCGTAGAACTGCGTGCCACCCAAGTTCATCGTGTAAATTGGAACGCTTGTTAAAGTGGCTGTTTTCCTGTCAAATACTGTGTCGCCGTTATCAAACTTCGCAACTCGCACACCTTCGTGCATATTTCCTGTATCAATCTTCCAAGCAACGTCGCCCGATACCGTCCAATTGACAAGTGCGTTTACAAATGAAGAGTCAACAATCAAGTTAGTTGCCGAAACTTGCGCCATAATTCCATCGCTGACTTGTGTAAGTCGGCTTTGCATTCCTGTGTCATAACTGGTGATTTGGCTTGTCGTAAAGTCCTTGCCCGCTTGTAATGTGTTGCTGTCGCCAGTTTTCCGATCTGCAATTTCCTGTGTAAGCCCGTTTGAAGTTTGAGTGACCGTATTACTCATACCATTTACAGTGCTTTGAACCTTATTGATATTGCCTTCAGCGGTTGAAACTCGTGTGTTAAGCCCTGTCTTTGGGTCGTTTACAGTTTGATAAACTCCGTCAGCGGTGATTTTAACTTGTGCTAATTGTGTATCGACATCTTCTGGTGCTGGCGACCAATCTGTGGCGATGTTACCTGCTTCTAGCTTTGGGTGATGATAAGTTGTTGTGACATCGACCCCAGGGGCAATTCCAGCATGTCCAGCATAGAATAGAAGCTTATAGTTGTGAGAGTCGTTTGGAATTGCAAAAGTAATGCTATGCCGTTTTCCATCAGCAGGGAATGCGTATATTCCAACTTGCGTGTTAGTACTCTGTTCAAATACACGTATTGATGCCTCTACTATCTTATCGGTACTGTTCTTAGCTTCCGCTGAGAACGTGTACGTTTTTCCGTTCTCAAAAGAGAATCCAGTGTCAATATTTGCCCATCCAGGCCACATATCAGTTGTGTGTGAAGTGACACTGATGTCCTTAGCGGTGTTGGTAAGCAGATTACGACCACCAACTGCTAAGTTATTAACCTTGGTAACAGTCGCATCAAATCCATCTGCTCGTTGCTGTAACTCGCTAACATTACCTGTTATTTTACCGGTTGCTTTATCAAAGTCAGTTTTGCTTACGGTAGCCTTGATTGCGTCAGCGTTAGCCTGAATATTTGTTTCAGCAGATTTAACACGCTTATCATTACTAGTCTGATAGTTGCCAATTGTTTGAGTGGCAGTGTCAGCAGTTTGTTGAGCAGTTGACACCTTAGTTGTTAAGTCACCAGTCTTTTGGTCGTAATCAGTTTTTGAAACCTTTTGGGTAATAGCATCTGCATTTGCTTTAATATCAGTCTGAGCCTTTGAAATTCGACCGTCAGCATCCACCTTGTAATTGTTGATTGCTAACGTTGCATTATCAGCTGTCAATTGAGCTTTTGCAGTTGCACTGTCTAATTCACTAACCTTCGTAACCGTTGCATCGAATCCATCTGCACGTTGTTCAAGAGTACTAATGCTTCCGCTCAACTTTCCGGTTGCATTATCTAAATCAGTCTTGCTTGCTGTAAGTTTAATCGCTTCAGCATTAGCCTGAATATTTGTTTCAGCAGCTTTCACACGGTTATCATTGCTAGTTTGATACTTTCCAATCGTTTGTGTAGCGCTATCAGCAGTTTGCTGTGCCTTATTTACACTGGTTGTTAAGTCACCTGTTTTCTTATCGTAATCAGTTTGAGAGACCTTTTGACTGATAGCATTGGCATTTACAACAATATCAGCCTGTGCCTTTGAGATACGCCCATCAGCATCTGTCTTGTAGTTGTTGATTGCTAATGTTGCATTATCTGCCGTTAATTGTGCTTTTGCCGTTGCACTTGATAAGTCCTCGGGAGCTGGCGACCAGTCTGTTGCAACATTTCCCTCTTCAAGTTTTAAGTCCCATATTTGAAACACCCCTTTAATACCAACGAATCCATTGATATATACTGTTTGGTCGCTTGCTTCTGGAAACCTATCTTCTTTAAAAGTTCTAAAATTAATTTCTATGCGTGTGTCTTTTTTTGCAATAGTAGCTTTATTTGATTTTGTTAGTTCATTCAAATAATTTCTTGAAGCACCATTACACAATCCAACTGCAGGCGTGAAACTCTCTGGAGAATTAATCATAAAACTAACAGTGTACTCTGTGTCAGGTTTTATTTTTTCCTTCACAACACCATATTGTTGCCAAACTGACCAATTAGTTGATACTTTTGTATATTCAAACTCGCTCTTATAACCATTAATAAATGGTACAAATTTTTGTGTTGCGGTACCATTTCCAACATTTAGTCCAGCCCAACCATTCTCGTTTGTGTGTATTAGTAAGTTTCTACCGCCAATTGATAGATTATTAACCTTAGTCACTGTTGCATCAAATCCATCTGCTCGTTGTTGTAACTCACTAATCGAACCCGACTGCTTGCCTTGTTCAGTTTTTAAATCACTGACGGTCTGCTTCGTTCCATTGGCGTCTGAGACAATGCTGTTCATCTTAGCGTCTTGTTCACCGTCTTTTTGCTTGATAGATACAATATCTGTTTTGGCTTGATTAGCAGTTTGTGTAGTGGCTGTTAAGTCAGTTTGAAGCTGTCCAGTTTTGGCGTTGTAATCAGTTTGACTGACCTTAGTCTTTAACCCATCAACAGCTTGCTGTGCTGTTGTTTGAGCAGTCGAAATTCCTTCGTCAGCAGTCTTCTTATTCTGTGTAATCGTAGAAACAATCCCGTCAGTTGTGTCTTTGAAATCTTTTCTAATTACACCATCAGCTGTTGTTGCGGCTGTGATAGCATCAGACTTAGCTCGATTAGCATATGATTGCGCTTGTGAGTTAGCGTTTGATACTGCTTGTAATCTTACACTTGCTTCACTAGTAATCGCATTTGACAGGTCACTTTTAGCGGTATCTAATGCTTGTTGGGCATTTCTTGCAGTGTTAGATACCGCTTGTGATCTTGCAGTTGCTTCACTAGCAATTGACTTTGATAAATCGCTTTTGGCGTTATCTAACGCTTGTTGTGCGTTTTGTGCAGTTGTTTGTCCAATCTGTTGAGCATTAGCGTTGGCTTGTGCCAGTGCGCTGTCTGTGTATGATGACGCTTGACTTGCGATTGTTTGTTGTGAGGCTGATAAACTATCAGCCTTCTTTTGAACGTTGGACGCCAAACTGTTTGTTAGCGTTGTTTGCTTATCGTTCAAATCATCTGCGTAAGACTTGGATGTATCGATAGCGTTATCAACGGCGTTTTCGATATTCTGCTTCGTGTTACTATCGACCAATATTACCCACTCACCATTGGTATACTGCTTCATGAATGACGTACCCGATCCATTGTCATACCACCACATATCCCCTTCTCGTGGGTTCTGTGGTTCGTTTGGACCAGAGTAACTGGTGTTCTTACCGTTGGCAGTCTTGACCGCGTTATCAGCCTGCTCTGTAGCGTGACTTAACGCTAAAACAACTGAATTCGACTCAGAACCATCTAACTTATGTTTTGTTGCACTAAGAGACCCAGCTTCTACGCTTGAACTAATACGTTCACCATAGATGTTGTACTGTTCTTCAACGCTGATAATACGAATACGCTGATTGAAATCCAATTGCTCATCAACTGCCAGAATATAATCACCTGGTACCGGTGATTCGTAATCGTATCCGGCATTCTGCAACTCCTCTAACGAAATACCTACCGAAATTGAGTAGGAACTATCTACTGCTTTTTTGAGGGCTGCTTGCAATGATGCTGTCTTGGTATAACGTTCATCAGTAATTGGATCAGCTTCAAGTTTGCCGTAAACCGACGCAAGCGGGCTTGTATACTCGGCTTCGTAACGTCCCTTGCTCTCATCATTTTTATCAATAAAAGCGCCAAAGCCTTTGGCATATGTAACGAAATCAGCAACGTTGTACTCCAAGTTCAACTCTTGCAAATTAAACCCTTTTCGCACAATTGTTGATAAGTCTTGACCTATTTCTGACGTAATCATAATGCGACCAGAATCAGCGATTGAAAACTCCATTTCCATATCGCTTATCAAGTCATTAAATAGTGCTAGTCGGTTCTTATCACCGAAGTTTTGCTTCTCCCAAGCGTCTACTTGCGATAGCAGTGTATACGAATACTCCGAACCGCTAAACACAAAATCAAGATATTCTTTTGCTGAGTGTGACCCATCTTTTAACGTCCCGTACGCAACCGACTTACTCATTTTGAAGAAGAACTCATGCACTGCGTCAAACTCAACCGTAATTGAGTTACCACCGTCAGTTGGTGCAACGTAAGTGATATAGTACCAATCACCATTGAACATTACTGACCAACCACGTTCCATTTGATGCAGCACGTCGTCGTTGCTGTAGATAGTTCCAGTCAGAGACTTTTCACCATTAACCGCTTCTTTATACGTCAACTCAGCTTCAGCTAACTGAATATTCGACTGTGGGTCTCTAAACTTAAGCATAAAACCTCCTTAGATATAAAAATCAACTTTGTTCTTGATAATAACGTCACCCTTAAACGTTGTTTTAAATGGCACTTGCAACGTGTCATTCGGAAGCAGTTCGAACTCCTGAATATTTGTTTGATCGTTAATATTGGCTTGATTAAGTTTGAAGGAGATACCGTTCAGTAAGAACACATCCCCCTGCTTAATCGTCACCTTTCCCTTAGCATTGTAGGTGAACTTTTGCCTACCAACCGTGAAATCAAACGTATAACCCTGGGCTTCACTCGCTGTTAACTCGAAGTAAAACGGCCAATCAAACTGCGAAACACCTGTCGTTCCAGCGTAAGGAATAGACGTTTGACCCGTTAAATCAATATCAACTGGCTCTGTAATACCGTACGGTACGCCCGTTGTAACAAAACTCAACGTAATCTTTGTTAGAATCCTATCGCCTACTTTTCCTTGTGTCTCATAGTCAATTACATCAGATAGTAGAACGATAAACCCGTATTTGTATGCGGAATGGTTGTAATCAACGTATGTCACCATTTGGTCTTGTACGCCGTCATTACTCAAATGTTGCATAATCGGATTTTGACTCTCGCCTGGCCGTTCATAACCATACATATCCTGACGTTCATCAATCATCTCTGCAATGAAGTACGGTTCAAGACTACCGAACACACCATTCAACTTATCTTGCATTCCTAAGTCAGCTTCAATGCCGGCCGCATAGTAATAACCAGTCACTGTGATTGCCTTCTCACTGTGCGTAGCATTTTGAAATTTTTTACCGTTTTTAAAAGCAACGCTCTGTGTCTGAATGTCTAGACTAGGTGTTCCACGCGAAATATCAGTCACAATCACGCCAAGTTCCGATAAACGTTGTGGCACATCACCTTTTTTAATTAATAAATCCATTGAGCACTCCTAACGCTTATTAATCAACTTAACCTTTGCTTCGTTACGTGCGTCCTTATTAGCCAAGTATGTACGCACCTTGTTACCGTCCCACTCTTGATGGACTTCAATTTCAACTACTGCACTAGGTGCATTCAAGACATCATCATCAAGTTCAGCACCAAACGTCATACCGTTAGCTCCAGCAAGTTGTGTGCTAGCAGTGACGTTAGCATTCGCACTAAGCTGGTCTTTCATCATTTGGTGTACACCCTGTAATTGAGACTGTACGTTGGACAAATCAACACTGCCAAATGCATCGGAAACTTGGTCTGCGTAACCAGAAACGGATTTTTTAACATCCCCAAACGTATCGTTCAACGCGTCGTTAAATCCGGTCATAATCGCTCTACCAGCTGGAATAAGCAACTTGCGGTCATAACTAATTGGCCCCTTGTGGTCACGTATCCATTGCGCAATGTTACCAACGAACTTCTGCACCTTATTCCAAAGCGAAACAAGCCCATTCCAGAAGCTGATCATAATTGCCCTACCGGCATCGTACAAATTAATGTTCATTGCTGCATAAATTGCATTCTTTACGCCATTCCATAAACCGCCAATCCAATTAGCTAATCCATTCCACGCCTTACTAATATCGTTCACAACACCATTCGCAAAGTTGCCAGCTCCTTGCCAAATTCCGTTCCATGCACCTACAACGGCATCCTTTACGTTGTTCCATAATCCAGAAATCCAATCTGGAATTGAGCTCCAAATGTTTTGAATATCATTGATGATACCTTTAGCAAAGCTAACAATAGCCTGCCACATAGAATTCCATGCGTTAGATACACCGTTCTTCACGTTATTCCAAAGTCCACCAATCCATCCTGGTATAGCTGACCAGATATTTTGAATATCTTGCCAAATATCAGAAACAAATCCAACGACAGCGTCCTTGACTGCATTCCAAACCTTAGACGTAACACTGGCAATTGCATTCCAAATCGTTGAAACAAAGTTTGAGATACCAGTGACGTAGCTTGAAATTGCTTGCGCTAAACCACTAACAATGCTTTTGACGCTATCAACAACGCTGTTCCAAATCATTACAGCGTCTTCCTTCATTTGGTTCCAATTACCCGTCATTGCATCAAGCAACAACAGAATGGGACCCATGACTGCCGCCTTAATCAATCCCCAGATACCAGACGCAATATTGATGATCCCGTTCCAGATACCCGAAATCGTAGTTGTGAAGTTGTTCCAAAGTCCGACAATCGTGTCGATAATCGGTTGCATGAACGTTGTAATCGCTGACCAAACTGTGCTGAATACGTCCACAGCAGATTGCCATAGACCGCTCACAATTGACGTGAAGTTTTGCCAGCCCGTTTGGATAGTGCTCCAAATCGTCGTAAAGACGTTTACAATTCCACTCCACAAATTGCTGAAGAACGTTACCGTTGCCTGCCAACCCGACTTAATACCATCCATTGCTGCACTAAACAGAGTGGTGATTGAACTCCAAACACCTTGAAAGAACGTCACCATGCCTGTCCATGTATCAGACAACCACGACGTGAACGCTTGCCAAGCGGCTTGTCCACTCTTAGTTTGTGTAATCCAATAAATCAATCCGGCCACTAATGCAGCGATTGCAACAACAATCCATGTAATCGGATTAGCGAGTAGTGAAGTGTTCAACCCATTTTGTGCTGTAGTTTCAGCAACTGTTGCTGCCGTATTTGCTTTGTTTGCCATCGTAAACAACTTTGTGTTCTTGATCCAACTAACAAACCCGCCTGCATCAGAAACTTTACCTAAGAATTCACTAGTTGCTTTTCCAGCATTCCAAAGACCTTTACCAGCTGAAGACAACGTACCCGTAATCTTTCCTGCGCTAGCCAAGAAACCACCAACAGCAGTTGTCGCCGGCCCAATTACTGGTGCAAGTCCAATGAAGTCACGTGTCACCTTAGCAAAACCAGAATTACTTGATTGTGCCCAATTCAACGTGTTGTTTGTCCAATCTAGCAAGGTACTTGAAACACCACTCTTGGATGCCATTGCCTTATTAGATAGAGACTCCCAATTACCACCGACTTGTTCAATCTTGGCACCGACATTCTTTTGCATTTCTTGCGCTTGATCAGCCAAAACTTTTGACGCAACTTTTTGAGAACTCGTTGACTTGTTAACAGCACCGGTAAACGCATCCCAACTTGTCTTGGTATCACCAGTTTTATCTTCCACGGCCTTCATGATAGGCACCATAGCCTTCATACCGGCTGAATGGAAGATAGTCTTAAGCGCCGCAGCCTTGTCAGCCTTTCCCATTCCGTCAGTGGCTTTTGCAACTTCAAGGGCAATCTGCTTGAACGGTTTCATATTTCCGTGGGAATCCTTAAAACTCAACCCCAAATCTTCCATCAATCCACTTGCCTTATCAGAAGGCGCCATCATCTGCAGAATAGCGTGGTTCAAATCTTGTGAAGCGTCAGCCGCACTGAACCCCTGATTTGTCAGCAAACCAATTGCACTAGACGTATCTTGCATAGACATACCAGCCAAATTAGCTGTTGCTCCAATTGTTGCCAAAGCGTGTTGCATATCTTCAACTGAAGCATTAGACAAATTGGCTGTTGTCACCAACGTTGCAGCAGCTTGCTGTGGTGACCCAATCGACTTACCCCAAATATTCATGGCGTTTTGTACAACACCGGCTGTCTGTTGCAAATCAGAACCCGCAGCAGTCGCAGCTTGTGCGATTGACGGGAACTCTTTCTTAATGTCGCTGATTGACGCACCATCTCGTGCCATAGCGACCATGGCATCAGCAGAGTCTTGCGCACTCAGTGGCAATTCAGCACCCATTCGGTTCGCAACGTCGGCCAATCCATCAATGTCTTTAGACGTACCACCAGCGATAACTGCGGCAGAGTTCAAACTTTGATTAAATTCACCAAAGCCTTTCAGTGACTTAACTCCCATCACAGTTGTCGCAGCCCCCACACCAATCATTGTTTTACCAACGGTCGATGCAACCTTTTGTGCGCCTCCTAGATTGGCTGTCGTATCCTTACCAATCTGTTTCATGGCACTGGTGTATTCGCTAATATCAGCACCAATGTGTGCAATAACTTCTCCACCGTTATACATTCAATTCCTCCCTTCATTATGAAAATGCTTTACGCACCCGATCATACAATTGGCGTCGCTCAGACTTTCTATTGTCCTGTCCAGGCTCAAAAATATTCTTAACGTTGCGTTCTAACTTTGCGCGGTCGAATATTTTCTTCATTTTGGGCTTCTTCGCATTATCAACGTAGCGCTGATTGAATAGCTGTACTGCTTGTTCCTCTTGCCTATCAATCTTTGACATTGCAATCCCTTCAAAAAGCGCCTCAAGCTCCCATTTATATAACGAAAAAATGTAAGGAATATCAGTAATACCTTGGCGTGAAGCTTCGATAATTAGACGTTTTCTTTCAACGTGTTCAACATATCGTCGAATGCCTTCTTTTGAACTTCCGTTGCGTCCTCCTTCTCCATTAGCGCGTCCCGAACCATGTCCATTGACTTGATTTGGTTCTTGACCGCCTTTGCGAAAAAACCTGAGTCTTGTAACTCTCCCTTAATCTCGTCAAGCACCGCATCAATATCTCCGTCATGTGCAGCAACCATTTCATCAACGGAATCGCTCAACTGTTCGTCAGTCAGCTTTGTTGGTGTCAATACTGCAATTGCTGACGGCAACATCATCACATCCCCTGTAACAATTCCGTAGAACAAGTTCACCGCCCCATCACCATTGCTAACGCCGTCTTGCTCGGTTGACAGCAACTTGTTTGCCTTGTAGAAAGCCCCAAAGTTAAACTTGCCTGTTACTTGCTTACCCTTAATGTTCAATTCAATAGCCATTTGTTTTACCTCGTAATTAAAATATTTTTGGCGCCCTTTCGGACATAATAAAAAGGCTCCCAAATTAATGAGAACCCTAAAAAATTAAAGTGCCGGTACGTCTGTTGTGCCGTCCGTCTCTGGTCCGAAGTCACCAGTCGTCTCTCCTGGCCGCTCGAACTCGTACATGTCCTTCAATGCTGCGATTTGCTCGTCAGTAAGTGGGAATGTACCAGTCTTCAACTTATCCAAGATATTCAACGTGTATGATGCTGAAACCATGTCATCTCCGTCGTCCAACTCCAACTCATCAACAACTCCGTATCCGAAATCAGCCGGGAATACCTTGTGCGCCTTACCGTCGGCATCTGTTTCAGTCTTGGCAACACGATCATCAACAACCACACGCCAAACCTTAACTTGCTTACCTTCGTGCTTTGCATTCTTAATAATATCGATTGCCTTATCACCCGGCACAACGTATGACTCCAAATCAATTGAGTCTTCGTTAGTTGATGGCAAAACAACACGACCGAACTTCGTTTGCTCGTCGATTGAGTCACCACCAATTGTCAACGTTCCGCTAGTTTGTGCTGCAGGCAACACTGCCTTGCTTCCTACTGGTGCGTTAGTAGCCTGCAAAAAGTACCAAATCATCTTGGCAAGGATTGGGTTACCCTTCGTTTGCTCCACACCGTTATCAATAAACTTATCTGCCATATTTCCTCCTAAATAATTGCTCTCACGCTGACTACAGCATGATAAACATCACGTCCGATTGAATTATCAAACACCGTCTGACTGGTGCTGACGTTAATTACACGGTTTGACTGTGCAATGACGCCACGCAACTTGTACAGTGCATTTTCAAACTTTATACGACTATTGGCGGGGTAGAAAACGTGAACTGATAGCGTCGTATCACTTACCGCCAATCCCGTTCTTAATGCAAAGTCGTTATCAGTATGATCACTTAAAACAACAAACGGTTCTGGTTGTTCTGGGTCTGGTAATACACGGTAAACTGGCAGATCAACCTGGTCAGTTACTCGCTTTTCCAAATCCTTCAATAGGTCAACAAATGGTGAATAAGTCAACGTATCCCCTCCTTTAACAAGTTTGATAGCATGGTGTACAAATCTTTTTCATGTGCTTTAACTGCAGGCCCCATGTAAGGTTGCGCCGGGGCTTTACGTGTTCCCATTTCTAGGTAAATTGAATAGTTTGCGGTTGCGATAACTTGCGCATTAAGTGTACCCTTCGTTTCAGCCATAATATGTTGTGAGAGATAACCTGTATCCTTCGGCGCATTCTGATAGGCAGTCTTTTCGACTTTTCCGGCTACCGTATTGATAATACGTGTCGCCTCATTCTTAATAACTGCCGGTTGACGACTGAACCCCTTAACTAAATCATCCAGACCACTAAAGTTAATCGTTACACCATTGCGTCCCATGGTTACACCCCCTGTACAACTAGCACAGTGTTTTTTCGCGCGTTAATAACCGCCTGTGGCTTCCTAGTAACCCCATTGATTAAAACGTGCTGTACGCCAAAATAATGCCCTTTTAAATGAATAGCCACTGCATCTGATTTATAAGAACCAAACACATTGATGTTCATCTGTGACGAAACACCAGTAACGTGCGCTTCAATCCAATCGGTTATTTCTTCTTCGTATTCATTATCAGGGTCACTTGAAGGTGTCCTGATTGTCAACTTCACTCGGTTTTCATATCTCATCAATAGAACCTCGCAATGCCCCGACCACCACGCTTTTTGCGGTACTTATTCAAGTACGTTGCGTAGTCTGCAATATCATCATCACGCCATGACACGGACACATCACTTTCGTTAGATGACGTCTTACCTTCATCCCCAATACGGTTGTATCGGCGTACCGTGATTTCTCGCAGTACCCAATCAATACCTGTTGGAAACTTAATATCGGTGTCACTGTCTTGGTTGATATAACTAACAAGCCGTTCCTGGCTGTCCGAAACAATCAACGTCAGCAACTCATCTTGTAGCTTGTCCTTGATACCAAGCAATAACTTAACCTTACTCAAAGCATCTTCAGCCACGTAACACCTCCTAATCGGTAATCAAAGCCAACAAATCAGCCTTCTTAGCTGCCTTGTCGTATTCAATTCCTACTTGATCCAAATAACCCTTGATTTCATCAACTGTATTCTTATCAGTTGGCTTTTCAAAAGTTTCTCCAATACCTTCGTCAAATACTCCGTGTTCACGCAAAAAAGCAACACGTTCAGGCGTTGGTTCCAAGTATCGTGGGTACATGTCACCAGCGCTGTATTCCAAGTTTGTCTCAGTATCAAAAAATCCCTTTGCAAGCTTGGTGCGTTTCATTGTCATAAGTGATCACTCTCCTTATTTTTTACAAAGCTGGCTTGTCAGTTGATTCCGTTGTTGCTTCTGAACCCAACGTTGCAGCAACCACACCATCAGGAATTTCAACGAACAACTTAAGCGCACCCATAAACGTTGCTTCCAACGTCAAGTTCGACGTATTCTTGCTTGATACAACAGCTAACAAACCAGTTTCGTCAGTGTAATCAACGAAGTATTGGCTCAAATCAGACTTTTGCATATCCAAGTAAGCCAAAACAATGTTATCAACAGCAGTCGTGAATACCTTACCTTGTGGGATTGAACCCAAAGAAATAACCTTGTCGGCTCCGATAAAGTTTTGCAACAACGTCATACCGTAAGCGTTTGATGAGTCAGCTTGAATTGGCTTACCTGCCATAAAGTCCGCAACGTCCATTGGGTTAACGAAGGAAACCAATGAGGCTCCTTCAAACTCTGGAATAGTTTGCAGCTTACCCCAAGACTTTGACAAAGCAACTTGCAAATCACCTGCCGTCAAAGTGTTCGTAGTTGCACCCAATGCCGTTACGAAGTCATTCTTAACACCTGTTTGAATTTCACGCATCAACTTTGCATCCGATTGGTCAACAGCAATATCAGCACCATGACGTGCAATTGCTTCGGCAGTCACTGAACGACGCTTCTTAATCCATTCGACTTGCACTGTACGATCTAACTTACGCGTGACCTTTGACAAAGGAATAGTTTCACCTTCACCAACTGCTGCAGCCGTATCAACGTCTGTGTCCCACTTGTACAACTTAATTTGCATGTCAGACGTCATTGGCTCCATGCGGGCAACACCTAACAACGTCAACAAATCGTTAATTGACGTTCCAAAACGGTTCAAGAAATCAATTGACTTAATCTCACCCAAGTCTGCTGTAACATTTAAATTATTTTCTACTGCCATGTTTTAATTCTCCAATTCTTAATTACGGCCAAATAGGCCAATGTTTTCTGCAATCGCTTGTTGACGTTCCTTCGTGTCTTTGATTGCTAGAATGTCGGTCTTAGTCATTGCAGTGCCACCAGCACCACCATTCTTAGGCGTCTTTTGTAACAATCGCTTGTTCACTTCACGTTCAACAGCATCATCAAAGGCCGTCTTGGTCATCTTGATGTTGTTTTGAATTTGTTCAGCATCATCAGCCATAACCATTTCAGCAAATTCAACTGGCAATCCTGAATTATTTAATTGATCACGCGTTTCAATCAACAATTCAGAACGTTGCACCTTGCGTTCACGCTCTGCCAATTCGTGTTCTCGCTTCTTTGCCATCTCAGAAGAACGCTCATCTTCACTTAACTTAGCAAGGCGTTCTGCCTCATTCTTGGCATTTTCCACTTCAACTTGCTTCTCGCTCTCCCACTTAGCCTTTTCAGCTGCCATCATCTTAGAAAGTTCGCTTCGTGTGAACGTCTTCTCACTGTTGCCAGTATCAGGTGTAGCGTCATTGTCAGCCATGTCCTTCACTTGCTCTTGGTTCTCAACTACTTCCGCCATTACAACTCCTTAACGTTTTACGCCCGCCGGCTATACTCGTTTTACGTCCTGCGACGAAACAACGTTCTTTAACGACTACGCTGGGAAGTCAGACAAAACAAAAACGCCTAACGAAATTACTCGTCAGACGTATTGTCCAAATACTTATCAAACATTGCCAAGTCATCATCACTTGGCACAATACGGCTACGGCAGTTTGGATGCATAGCCGGTGCATTGTCACCAGATACAAAATCTGACAACTTGTGCACAGTACCGTTCAATCCACGGCAAACATTAGACGTCCGATCATCCATCACCGCTACGAATTCATATTGCTTAAATCCTGAATCTTTATAACGACGTGAAATTGCTTGATTAGCAACGTAAGTTGATTCGGTTCGCACCAAACGTTCTGTCACATAACGTCCTGAACCCAGCTTCTTTGCCAATGCACGCGCCGTCACACGTGGGTTATCACCACGAATAGCTGCTTGAACCAATGCGTCCTTCAATGCATTGACCATCACATCAGCGTTACGCCATATGCGCGTTGAGTAATTAGCACCACTCCATTGACTAGACAATATCTCCTTTATTTCACGATTATTCAATGTTGAAACAGCTTGTCCAGCGACCGCAGCCCCATAAACATACTTACTCTGATTAGATAGATAATCGGTCAACGTGCCTTCCTGGCTATTCGTTGCTTGTATCATTGAGAATTCAAGTTCAAGCTTCAACAATTCAATACGGTTAATCTTCGCCGTAACATATTGCGCATTAAGCCTCTTAAGCGCTTCTGCGTCGTTTTTCAGACCTTTACGGTAATTATTCGCACGCTTCACATAGTCGCTTAAATCGGTGTCCCTGACCTGTTTAATGGCTTCTTCATAATCGAACCCGTTATCTTTGCCGTATCGGTCATAGAACTTGTAGATTTTATCGTTAATATCGGTCAGCGCATCCTGATAATACTTCATCAACTCATCATTGAGTTTGACTTCCTTCTTATCCAGCTTATCGAATATGCCGTCCATGCGTTTTGTCCAGTAATCTTTACTCGTCACCATCTTCGATTACACCTTCTTGATCAGGATTTGGATAATCATTGGTTTGACCGTTGAACATCAACTGATTGTCAGCCTTTTGCTTCTCCAATCGCTTCAGTTCTTCGTCTGCATCAACACCAGTGAATTGCTTCAGCAGTTCAAGTAACGTTTCATCACTGACAATGCCATACAAGCTCTTAACGTTAGCAATCAATTCATTCACGTTCTGTGGAATGTTTGGCGTGAACAAGATTTCCGTGTCATTGATGGCATCATAATTAACGCTTGAATTACCCTTGATACGCCAAACATTTACCGCTAATCGCAAACGTCTCATAAGTCCACGTTCAAACAAACGTTCTTGTGTCACACGTCGATTGTCGGCAGCCATCAGCTTATACTTCATTGCTTCACCAGACTGAACTCCCGAAAAGTTTTGGTCACTGGTATCTGGTGTAAACGTAAACCGCAGAATATCACCAACCAATCGGTCAATGTACGCCTTAGTACCGGCTGAGTCGTAAGTCTTTGTCAGATACTCGGCATCAGGTTCAGCACCGTTTTCGTCAGGATTGTCGTCCATAATCAACAAGCGGGCCTGCTTCATTTGCGCAACCACATTACCAATGAAGTTAGGATTTGGCATTTCCTTGCCGTCGTCGTCAACAATTACCGGGTTATCATCACTACCGGTGAATGGATTACCCTTAATCATCAACAGTGCATTGTTGAAATCTTCCTGAGTATTTGCCAATTCTGATTGGGCCAAATCATAAGCGTCGATTGTATCCAGGACAGCTTCATAAGCACCTGTCCTGTCCTCGTTGCTGGCATATTCAGTAACCGGCACACCGTCGAACTCGTGAGTTGTTTCCTCAACAAACTTCATGCCTCCAGCTTCTTGATTGTCATTGCGGTAGTAATACACCTTATCGTTCGTGTACACTTCAACGAAATCACGAAACCTACCTTCTTCGTATCGAACCCGGTAATACCGAACCGCAAACAAAGAATTGCGCTTTACAGTGTCGTCATATACAACAAATACTTGCTCCGGGTTTAATCGGGCAAGCCTTACTTGAACGTTATTCTCATCACCGTCAACGTATAGCAACTCATAGGCCCGACCGTAGATTGACAAGTCGGTCTTAATTAGCACATTGTGGTAACTCTCATTGTTCTGTTTTGAAAAATCATCAATCTCTTCTTGCAACGTCTTATCTGACGCGTTCTTATAGACCACCGGCTTACCCAGCATATAACTCTGCTCAAAAATCGTAATGTATCGTGCAAAATCACTGGCAATACGATTGTCTGCTGCTGTCTTATCCGACTTTGGCTCCTTATAACGAATATCATTGTCAGCAAGATAGTAACGCTTCAACGTTTTTAGCCGGTTTACCTGCGACGACTTATGCCGGTTAATGAAACGATCTAACTGGTTAATAAATCCTTCGGCCGCTGGGTCCATAATTGCATAATCATCAGCATTCATAAAGAATACGTCATTCGCATTAGGGTTAAATCGGCCTTTTCTCAAAAAATCAATACTCATAACTGCTCCTATCCAAAGTACGTGCGTGCCTTTCTCAGCTTTTGTTCAAATGAATCGGCACTCTTAAGCGACTGCTTGTCGGCTGCGTAACGAACCGCGTCCAAAAAGTGGTTAAAACTATCAACAGGCTTGTTAATGTACTCGCCTGTCTTCTTATCTTTTTGCCACGTGTAATTGTCCAGCTCCTCAATCACCTGAAACAATCGCTCATCAACAACGATTTTGAATTGCTGTAAGTATTCAATACCGTGTCTAATACTGTCAGGCCCTTTGCGTGCCTTTGTTATACGGTCAATACCAGCTTTGCGTATCTCAGCAATTGATTTTGGCTCGGCTGCATCAGCAATAATCGTTTCTTTGCTATGTCCTAAGTCTTTAATCATCTGTGCTATCTCACCATTTAACATCCCCGTTTTACCGGTTGCTTCCAGGATATATAGCACCTTGTTTTCAACGTCCAGCTTGATATGCACAAATGCCGTCGGGTCATTGGTATATCCAAAGTCCAGTCCGAAGTATGACGGTACACTCTTTAATTCGTCACTGTCGGCCCGTAGAAGTCGTTTCTCGTACTTAGGGAATATCAGCTTATCGAGTGTCGCAAACTCGCCCAGCGCGTAAATCTTGTAGTATGCGCCGTTGGTTTCGCTCAGTTGTTCAATACGTCGTCGATTGGCGTCATCCAAAAACTTATTATCCTTGTAAGTCGATAAATGAATTTTCGTGTCTGGATCTGTTCGCTCAAAGAATTGCTTATACACCCAATTGGCTTTAGACACTGGGTTAAACATAATAAATATTTGTTTCTGGGGATGCTTACGTTCACGCAAACGCAAATCAAGTTGATTGAAATCATCCAACGTGAACTCAGTGGCCTCTTCCATCATGACGTCGCTGATACCCTTTACTGACTTAATCTTTTCTGGGTTATCAAGCCCTTTGAAAATAAACTCAGCTCCATTCGATAGCTTAATTCGATAATCAGTGTTTCGAACCTTTGCATATGGCATCAGGCCCCACTCAGTTAGCCGTGAAATAAAGTCTTCAAAGATTGAGTCCTTAACTGTCGCACCAACTTTTCGCAAAATTAAAAAGCGCCGGGGAATTTTCCAATCACCCAACGCTTTTAAAATAACTTTTTGTACCACACCTGCGGACTTACCAGACGACGCACCGCCATACCACAAATCAACTCGTGAATCATAATCATACAGATAATCAAAGACTTGTTTGTTGAACACTCGCGCCGGCCTTGGAAACTCCAACGTCAACTGTTCATTCTTACTCATTTTCATCCTCCGTGTAATCACCCATCACAACGATTGGTTTCACTTCTATGACGCTTTCTGCCTGGAATATACCAAGTACCTTACCCAAGTTTTCAGCAGCCTTAATCCGGTTGTTAACCTTTGTTGGCACCTCAATAACTTTTCCAGACGGCGTCACTTCCTGCTCACCTATCTCACCCTGAACAACCTTTTCAAAGAATTCGATCACGTTGTCAGTTGTCATTCGTCGCTGTTCTCGGAGTTCGGCCTGTCTTGCTTGAATAGCTTCTTTCACGTCAACATTTGTCAACAAACGTTGTGCAATACTTCTAGCTGTCCTTGCGCTATAACCAGCCTCACGTGCCGCCTGTGCGCCGTTTCCGCCATTTCTGACCCATTCATCAACAAACCGTTCCTGTCGCTCATTCAAGCTCATATGCCGTTCTCCTTTCAGTGCAAAATAAAAAGGTAACAATCTAATTGATTGCTACCTGATGTGAATATGCCGATAGTGGGATTCGAACCCACAACCAATTAAGGGACGGATTTTAAGTCCGCTGCGTATGCCAGTTCCGCCATATCGGCTTATAAAAGCAAAGATTGATAGACATCTGTGTAGGTGGTGTGGCACATTATAGAAATGAAATATACCTAACATCTATCAATCCATGCCATGTTCCCTACTGGTCTCGAACCAGTGACCGGACGGTTATGAGCCGTCTGCTCTAACCAACTGAGCTAAAGGAACTTTCAGACCATTTAAAGTATGAACGGTCCCATTTCATATGTATTCTACTGTAAGCAGTACGACTTGTTTAACACGTGGGGAGTGCTTCGCAAGTCACTAGAAAACGTATGAAATGAATAACAATTGTTGGAGTCGAACCAACATACAAAAATACCGATATTGCTGCCAACGTATTAACGTTAAGGAGTGACCAATCATCTCACAGAATTGATCGTTTGTCAGTAATCTCTCACATATTACACGACACATCATTATGCCATAAATGATGCTCCATTTTCAACGTCTTATTGCAATATCATAAACTTCCATATCTCTTATGTACTGACCAGCGACACATACAAGTCCTGATCCCGGTAATAACTATCAAAGTTTATCCTTAATAGTTTTGAGTATGTACGCCAGACATAGCAACCGGCAGTGTCGTTTAAAACAAATACAAGGAAGATTATCCTTTAATTTATTTTTTGCTATGTGATGCATGTGGTCAGGATTTGCACCTGACATATTCAGGTCTTACCCGATATGCCTGAACTCTTATCGGCTGAAGCGTCTACCTATTCCGCCACACATGCTTTATTTAAACTTTGGTACTCTATCATAATAACTTGGACTCCCTGCACCTTGCATGCGGCCCTTATGCACCATATACGCGCTTTCCAAATTGTTCTTTAACTCGTAAATCATCAACGTCCGAAAAATTATCAGCGAACAACAGAAACGCTTCGTCAATAATCTCTTGACCACGTCTGGTGCTGTAACCAGTCAGTGCTTCTACTTGTAACCATTCTAAATGTTGGACGTATCGCAACCACATAAAGTGCCTGTGTGGCTGTGTCATGACTTTGATGGCATGAACAACGGCATCGTAGTAGTACACAGCGTCAGTATGGTTCGTGAACCGCTCATCATTGGCATTACCAAATGATCGTGCACTTGGCATGTCTGAAATTTCAACTGACTTCAAATCAACATATCCCATATCAGCCATGTTCACGATACGTGGCCACTCACTATCAAAAAACTCTCGAACCGCTTCTCTTGTTGCCTTCTCATTCACCGCTGGTAAAAGTGCCATTCCCTACGTCCTCCGAATCATGTTAAAATGAACTTACCTTAAATTCTTTTATATGGCGCTGGACTTCGGTCTGGCGCTTTTTTTATCCTTCTTCTACCCAATAGTAATAGCCAACTAACCACTTGCCGACCATGTGCTTGATGAGCCACTTGCTACTCGTTCGATATGCTTGCTGCTTGTTCCACGTCCGCACAATCACTCGCTCACCTTCTGGCGTATAAGTGAGTTTGAAGTAGCCTTGCTTATCCCTGAAATAGTAATACTTACGCATAATCATCTAATTCAACTCCTAAAATCCCCCTTCCACCTTCCGTTTACAATGCTTGGCTCAACAGAATTTGCCAAATATAGAACACCCACCAAACGATGAACGCGAAGGACAATACAATTAACACTCCGATCAACAGCAATTTCAAAAAACCAATCATCTATTTCTCCTCCAACTCAATCTGTTCCAGCGCGTCTTGCGCTACCTGATACCCAACATCTTCACGGAACTCGTACCAATTCGTGTAGCCTCGGCTGACTGCATACTCATTCATTGTCTTTCCTGTTACTCGCATTTCACAATTCCCCCTTTAACCAACTAACTGACCTTCCATATAACTCGCTCATCTTTTGAAATATTTTATCATCTGGCGTTTCAGCTCCCTACTCATATGCACGCAAATCACGAATACCTGGTAAATCTAACTGAGACCACGCTTTATTTTGTGGAATTCCTGCATCTATTCGTGCTTGTCGTAGTCGAGTGTGCTGCATATCCATAAACTCAATGTCGTTATACTTGCGCACTATCATTCCTCCCGTTCAAATACCGGCTTAACTGCCATGACTTGATACGCCTTGCCATGATATTGCACCAGCAACTCATCTAGATCATCACCTGTCGCAACTGGTGCGTGGTGATTATTTCCCATGTTCTTATTGAATACAACGTACTTTGGCATCTTCTTGCCCATTTGCTACACCTCTTTTGACGATTATTTTTTCAATTCATTCAAATCTGCATCTAGTGCAATCGCAACCTTAATTAACCGTTCCAATCCGAGTGCTTTGTTATTTCCATTCATAACCGCATACAACGTGCTGGTGGCAATGCCGGTTTCCTTCGCAAGCCAATAAACTGACTTGTTCTGTTGTTTTAGTTGCTGATTTATCCAACTGCTTAGTTTCATTTGACCCCCTCCGCCCGTGTTCCATAAACGTGCTATAATTATTTTGTTAGCAGTCTGTCCGATTGGTTGCTAACACTTGTTACGATAAATTTGAAAGGAGTATCACCATGTACTTTGTTATTTATAAATCTTCTGACTCTAAGTACTATTTCACAATCAAATCTGATAACCACGAGATCGTGGCAACAAGTGAAACATACCTTACTAAATGGTCCACAGAAAAAACGATCGGTTCCATCAAAAGTGGAATTGCCTCAGATTCATTCATCGTTGACATGACTGAATAACTTCTGGTTATATTCAGTGTTTGCAAGAGCTGCAATCTCTAGCAACACTGATAGTTCATTTTCGGAAGCCTCGTTAGCAAATTCGCGGATGAGGCTTTTAATTTGCGCCAATTTCTTTTCTTTTGTCATGCTCCGCTCCTTTTAAGCCCACCCATACCCGCCGATACCGGCACTACCTATCCAATTAACGTCCGTTCATGTAGGCACTAGCCAATAATTCAGGTTGACCGATCAAATACCAGTCAGTAGGCTTTGAACGCAGCCACTTAACGAAATCAGTAAGTGTATTGTGATAATCGTTAGCGATTGCCTCTGCCAATTCATGTGGCACATCTGGCAAATCTTCTGCTCGCGTCATTCGTGGCAACTTCTGTCCGTTATACTCGATCCAGATGTCTTCTGACTTAACCCCAATCTGTCCCATGTAATGTTGCTTATCCATGAAATCTTGTTGTGCTTCATCGTAGGTCATACCGTTCCAGTAACGTGTTTCACCCATGAAATTTGCTACAACCGCATATCCACGGTTCACATATTGCTTCTCTTCGTCCATGATTAAACCTTTCTGACATCGCTCAACTTGTTAGTTGAAATTGTGTGTGTCGTGTCTTTCGTAATTAGCCGAGACAGGGTGGCTGCATCATACTTATTTGATAACCCTGCCAGGTTATCGTTAGAAGTAATTAATGTTGCCTTGCCACGACGTGCATCAGCCAGCTCAAATAGCATTGCTGATACTGTTTCCTTAGCTTCTGTCTGACTCTCTTTTCCAAAGTCATCAAGAATAAGTACGTCAACTTCCTTCATAAAACGCTCAACGATATTGAGATGTTCAGCAACCGAATTATCCTTAAATGACTTAAACTTCATATTTCTCCACTCAACCACCGACACGAACATCGTTGTGTACTTGTCATTCACTTCATCAGCGATTGCCAACGCAAGTGAGGTCTTACCAGCACCGGCTTGACCGTACAGGAAAACGTTGAACAATCCATTACGCAGTTCCTTTGCAATCTTGTATGCCTTATTTCCAATATCACGGGCTACAAGCTCGTTTGTCTGCATTGTTGGCTCCCAGTTCGAAAACTGGAACAAACGCTCCTGTGTCTCTCCCCAGAGGCTCATACGTGCATACTTGGTCCGTTCTTGTGCCTTCCATTCAGCAGTAATGCGCTGTGCGTCAGCAATTTCTTTGGCAGCTCGTTCTTCGGGCGTTAGTGTTTTCACTGACAGTCCGCGTTTTTTCAGCTCAGCCATCCATTCAATAGTTGATCGCATTACTCACCTTCCAGTTCTCGCATGTTGTCCAACATCCACTGTGGAATGTTAGTGCTATCCGGTTGCTTATTTCCGAGTGATTTACGTTGCTTAAAATTATTTTCATTAGCATCCCAATCAGCAACAGTCTTAACTCCCTGTTTTAACTTTTTTTCCATGGTTCCTTTAACATAATTAAACGTCCTTGTATTAGCATTTGATGCACTTTCAATCGCTTTGGCCAATACATCGAATTCCATGCCATCATCTTCAACGTATGCAATAAGTGTTTGTTGTTGTATAGGCGTTAAGTCGGTGGACATGAAGCCATTTTCTGATAGTGAATTCATTAGCATTGACGGTAGCGGATTAGCAACGATCGATGACGACGAATCATCTACTTGTCTTTCCTCTTCTAACCTATCCTTACCTAACCTATCCTTACCTATGCGGACATTTGGTTGACTTTTGGTTGTCAGTTGGTTGCCATCAATAAAATCAACGGTTTCACCTGTATTTGGTTGCCAGTTGGTTGCCATATGGTTGTCATGTGGTTGCACATCGGTTGTCAGTTGGTTGACATGTTGGTATGCGCCCGTTGCATCCAATACAAGCTGATTTTTTTCTTCCGAATAGATTGTTGGCTTAGACCTGTCTTTTCTTATTTTGTTGTTCAAGTTCCAGTCTTTGACGACAGTAACACCACTATCAAACGCAATAATGAATCCTTTCGCAATCAATAGCCGAAGGTCATCGGTACTTGTCCCATATGCTCGACTTAACATTCGTGCATTACCAATAAAACCTTCATCGTCAGCCTCCATTCCAAGGTGGAAATACAACAATTGACTCGACGCAGGCATGTCAACGAACGCATCGCTAGTCGTTATTTCCTTCGTGAACATTCTTCGTTGTGCCATTTATTTCACCTCTTAAAACGGAAGATCATCATCATTCAACGCTGGTGCGCCGTTACCATACATATCATTAGGCGAGAACCCGCCTTGTTGAGGTGCTTGCCGACCATTGAAGTTGTTTTGTTGTGGCGCAGTATTAAAACCGCCATTACCTTGTTGCGCTGATTGGCCCTTACGTTGCTCTGTCTGCTCTTTTGTTTCAACTAGCGTAAAGTTACTTACCACTAGTTCAGAAACGTATACACGCTGTCCTTGTTGGTTCTCATAGCTTCGTGTTTGCCACGAACCTTCCAAGCCAACCTGTGACCCCTTAGCGGTCATATTGACAAAGTTTTCGGCAGCCTTTCTCCAAATAACAAAGTTGATAAAGTCACTTTCACGCTCTCCGTTTGCATTCGTAAAATCTCGATTGACCGCAATGGTTCCTGATGCCACTGCTGCGCCCGACGTGGTGTACTTAAGTTCTGGCTCCTTAGTGAGCCGACCGATTAGTGAGACGTGATTCATTGTCTATTTCCTCCATACGCTTAAATGTCATGATTCCGAGACGTTGTAATGTTTCAGGGTCTAACTTGATACCCTTAACGTGATATTTCTGTTTAAATGTTGGCCACCCAATGTTGTGTGCTTCATTGTGGTGAACTCGGCATAATGCAATCAGGTTCTTTTCTCTGTGGTCTACCAAATTTCGGTCGTTACCCATTCCAACAGTGTCAATGTGGTGAACGTCTGCCGGCCTACCACACACAACGCAGCTTCGGTATCGAAGCGATGAATACATGTAGGCGTCTACATCGTCCATATATTCCAAACCACTCTTCGACATTGGAATGTGATTGCGTACTGCATAATCAAGCAGATATGAAATGAAATTGCGCGCCGTGGTCATATCGGTGTCAGCGAATGAAAAATACTGATCGCCTGTTTCGGCAATGTAGTAAAATTTCATCCATTCCTTCGTTTCTTCTGGTGTGAACCCTGACCACTTCGCAATCTCACTCATAATCGCATACGCCTTCTTACGCTGAAGGCGACTGATACTGCGTTCATCGGCAACCGTCACAACTGCCTGTGGCTGTTCTTCTTGCGTGTATAGTGACAAGCTGGCTAGTTCCTGCGCATCTTCTACTGACATCGTCAGCTTGTTACCTTGAATTGATGTGATGCGCCCCCATATATCCATTACTCAAGCCCCTGACTAATCCAGTCGATGATTTGTTGCTTCTGCGTGTCGTTCAATTTGTTAAAGGCATAGAAATTTGCGATGTTAGTCTTGAACGCTGCGCTGATTTGCTTATACATCTCTTCTTCGGTTAGTGAGTGTTTGGTTTGATAATTCTTTGCAACGGCACCAAACTTGGAATTAAGCGGGTTCTTTGATTGTGATTGCTGACGGTTCTGGTAGCTCTTTTGAGCACTGTTTGCGTCATCATCAACATCACTAGCCACTCCGAATGCTAACGCTAGTGAATAGCGCTTTGCGTACGTCAGACCAGAACCTTGCGCTTGTGGGTCAAGCGATGCATCAACCCAACCTTGTCCCTTTTGTTGACGGGCTGAGATAATCTCAACGCCGCCCAAGTCCAAACGATCATCATCAGTTAGCAGTACCGTGAACAACTGACTGTCCTTCACTTCTTGTGTCCACACAAGTCCCGCTTCACTTGCCTTAATGGCATCATCAACCGCCTTAACGACGGCATCATATGTCACATAACTAGAACGGAATTGTGGGTTGCTGGCATCTTTCACGGGTTGCACAAGTGACTTGCGCACCTTCAATAATTCTGTTGCTACTCCCATGTATCCACCTACTTCCAGGTTAGCGTCTTGGTTGGTGTCTGGACTGTGTGTCCATCAAGCAACTCGTCAACAACCTCGCCATACTTGGTTTTTAACTTATTAGCTGTTTTCAAACTCACGGCGTCCCAGCCAAACTTTTCCACAAATTGTTGCTTCAATTCATTGTCAGCATCTGGAATTTCCGTCTTCATGCCATCACGATATTGTGCATGACTGAATGTGACCCCCTCATCAAGACGTCGCTTAACTTCTGCATCGATAGCTTTAACAGCTGGTGCAGCGACCATCTTTGATGTGTACTTCAATTCTTCCAATGTTTCGTTATCAACTTGCGCCAACAACTTTGGGTCTGTCAGTTGCTCCATCGTTGCAATTTCGCCAGTTGAGATAATCATTCCCATTTCACTCATAAGTCTTTATCCTCGTATTCATCCATGTAATCGTTAAGTGCTTCTTCTTCATCTTTTGGGTCATCAGGTGGATCAATTAATTCATCGAACATGGTCAGCCACCCAGTTCAAAACGTCAGCAACGCCCGTTTCAAAATATGAAACAGTCCCGTCATTGTTATCGCGTTGTTCCGCCTTAAAGGCTCGATTCATACGTTTTTGCGCTTCTAATCGCAATTCATTTTTCATTGCATACCCCCTGTGTTATCCTTGAGGAGTAAAATCTATTCACAAATTGTTTTACTCCGACGCTTAACGGTTGCACCCGTTAGGCGTTTTTCTTTTCCTTGTCATATCGACCCTTGTACTTCGTGTTGTACAACGATGCCAGGCTCATTCGTAGCTGTTTAGCAATCAGCGTCGCGATCTCTGAAAACGATTGTTCAGGTCGCTTAGAATCCATCGCCCTTTTGAACGTTTTATACCTATCTTCGTAACCAACCGCCGATGTTATATTCGGCTTGTTGAAAGGCGTGCCTTCTAACTCAGCTTCGCTGTGTTCCCGTAAAAAACGTCCAAGATACCGTGAATTATTAGCAGTAATGAATGATAGTCCAGACACTTGACTTGCTTGTGACACTAAATCATCACGTTCATCAGCGTTCTTCCCAACCATGTAATCTGATAGGAACTTCGCAAATCGACGATACCGCCTTTCGTATTCAGACAACGCCTTATTAGGCCGTTCAACCGCACTTTTGCGAATTCGTTCCTTCTCTGCTTCAACATCAAATTTCGCAGGCTTTGCAAAATTATAGTGAATATCACCAACTCCCATTGGTCCTTTGAAATCCATTTAGTTACCGCCTTCCAACTTATTTAAGATGTCGAACACACCTTCTCGTGTTGTTGCCCACTCAATGTGGTTCTTAACGTGAATGCCCAGTTGAACACCACCAGTCGGTAGTGAACGTGCCTCAACGTTATGCACCTTGTTATAAGCGAGAATCTGTTGCAGATTTACAAATTCTCCGACTTTCATGCTGCCCCCTTTCTGCGTGGCAACGCTTGTGCATCGCCCGTCAGCAAGTAATAAACAGTTGGCCCTAATCGCTTCAACCAAATGTGCTTAATTCCCTTGAACAAGTAATAAACACTTGTACCAATCAAGGCCATGAGTGCGACACCCATAAACATCAGTCCGAAAAATACTGCTAATGTTGTTTGATCCATCATTTTCACCACCAATCATTAAGTTTGCGAAATCTCAATAAGTCAGACACCAAGTAAGTTGGGTTATACGCGTTAGGTGTCTTATTAGGTACGTTTTGTATAAACTTCTTTGAAAAACGTAGATGGTCTTTAAACCAATTCACTGAATGATTGAATAATCGACTTGCACCAACTTGGCCAACTATTCGACGTTGCTCAAGTTCTTCGATTGTGGCTGCACTTTCTGAAAAACGCGCCATAACTAAACCTCCAATTCCATTTGCTTTAGTTGGTATATCGTCGCTGCTGCTGGCGTCCAAATGCTAATAAGTTGCGTTACGGTGTCGAAGTCTTTATCTCGCAAGTCACGTCGAATTTTTACGCCTGCAACTTCATTGATTTGTCGGTTCAAATCGCGTCGCAGCTCACCATTAACCTTCTTATAGTTCAAGTTGTTAACGTTGGCATACTCTCGCACTTTGGCGCTTACAGCCTTGCTGATGTACTCATAACGTGCTGAATTAAGAACTTGATTACCGTCTAACTCATCAACCTTATTCTTTAACTTGCCAACTTCTTTACTTAGTTGCGTTGTTCCTTGCGCCAACAAAACAATCTGATCCAACGGGTTAGTTGGTAAGGCCAGTTGACTGCGCAAGGTTTCTTCCATTTCGTTGAACGCTTGAATGTAGCGCAACTTAAATTGTGTTGCCTTAGAACCTGTGAACCCCATTGCTAACAACGTGAAACCGTCCTTATTCATTCGAACTTGTCGGTATTCTTGGTGGTTTTGTTCATGGATATATGTTTCTTCTGTGAAAATCGGGGTCTGCTCATTTTTGAGCACCCCTACTTGGTCGGATAACTCGTCAATATCCCGCAAAACATTACGATGTTCCTTGCCAAACACCTTCGCTACTTCTCGTGATGTTGTCGTTGCTTGTCCATTAGTCATTACGACCAGTTGCGTTTCTTCGTTCATTACATAACCTCCTTAGATGCTTTAAACTCCAACCATTCAATTACCAATTCCTTATTTGCTTCTGACGCTGGCCCAAGTTCCGCCCCACGTACCAATCGTGAAACATATCCGTTTGACCAACCGAATTGCTTAGCAATTCCTACCTGATTAACATTTGCATCAATCATTAGATGCTTGATGTTCTTGACATCACTTGTCATACAGTTACCTCCTAAATATTTTTAGTAAAATAAGTTGAGCAAATATGTTTACAAACTAAATTTATTGAGCTATTATAATACACGTAAATAAGCATTCAAAAAGCCCGTTTAAAGCCATTTGTATTCAGGTTGCCCCCTGAATTTATGGTCTGGTTTTTGTTTGCGTAAATAACTTATCAACTTACAAAACATAGTTTAACTAAATAATTTTAGTAAGTCAACGTTTTTACTCAAACATTTTAGTTAAAATGTGCAGGAGACATCATGACCTTTTACGAAAGAGTGTACGAAACCGCCAAACTACGCGGTTTATCAATTAAAAAGCTAGCTGATAAAATCGGCGTTTCAGATGCCACAATCTACACATGGAAACGTACTGGTGCGCCAACAGGTAAAAACCTAACGGCAGTTTCAGAAGCCCTTGGCGTATCAATTGACTACCTATTAGGTAACACTAATGAGATGCACAGTAATAAGAAGGATGATAAGTCCGAAATTGACCTTGATAAGGCGCTTGCTGATCAAGGAGTTGTGATGCGTTATCAAGGAAAGGAACTATCAGATAAGGCTAAGCGAGGAATACTTGAAATTCTTAAGCTAGTTGATGGTGATGAGGATTAAGTATGGATTTATCTGCTCTTGAATCAGAAGTAGACTACTTGATTAAAAGCGCTAATATTTATGTCTACCATGATGAATATGAGTCGAGTGACCCTGATGTGGTTGTAATACGAGAGGACAAGTCTGCTGTAATCATCATAAATGATAACTTTCTGGTGAGCGTACCTATAGTAGTTAGAAAAGCACATGAATATATTCATGCTATTAACAATAACGACACCCCTGCTGTTTATAACTTTTCTACTGGCATGCGTGATGCGCATGAAATATCAGCCAATACAGGCATGATTCAATTGCTTGCTTTTCTCAGTTATTCTGACACTCCGTTGGAATATCGTAATTATCTTGAATTTGTGCGAGAGTTGAACCTGCCATCATGGTTCGAAGATATTGCTCGTGAAGCAGTTATGAATGCATAAAAAAGCCACCCGTTAAGATGGCATACATACGTGCAGACAGTAATCACATTAAAAGATTAAGGAGAATTGGTTCAATGAAATATGGTAAGTATATTATCGCAGCGCTCGTGGTTGCAGCGCTTGGTACTGGTGGAGCTTTGGTAGCGTCACATCATGAACAACAAAAGACAACCTCTAGCGTGAAGGTAAAGCACCACACAATAGAACAATCTACCGAAAGTAAAAAGTCATCAGCCAGTCATAAATCGTCGTCAAGTAGTATTGAATCACAACCAATCTCATCAGTTTCTAGTTCTTCGACTGCGGTTGTTAGCTCTGTGGTTGCATCATCCACTTCACAAATTAACACTGTAGATACGCAAACTACTCAACAACCGGCCCAGACTACTACGCCCGATACACAAATAGATGCAGATACACAGAATGACGGTTCAACCGTCCCATACGATAACGGGGATCCTAACACGGATATTCACGCATTTATCAACAAGTACGGTACTACACCTGCTGGTTGGCTGGTACAAAATAAAGGCATGTCAGTTAAAGATGCTTTAGCAGCTACACCTAACACCATGCAAACTTCTGGTGAAATTCAAGATGAGTACATGTACGATCAAGGACAAGCCCCCGTTCAAGCATACCAAGATGCTCAAAACAGCGGTGACGTACAAGAAAATGCTGACGAAGGTACTCAACCAAGTGACGATAACACTGGTTGGTCAGATGCAACAGAATAAAAAAGCCACCCGTTAAGGTGGCCTATACAACGTGGTGGATTGAGAAATCAAGGAGAAAATAACATGAACGATAAAAAATCACTCATCCTTATCGGACGTATTGCCAGCGTTATGTCTGTACTTATGTACGTTTCATATATTCCACAAATATTTGATAATTTATCAGGTCAATCAGGTGATCCAATACAACCTTTCGTAGCTATGTTAAATTGTATCTTCTGGACCATTCACGGATTATATGGCACAGACGGTCGTACACGCGATATGCCAATAGTAATTGCTAATGTTCCTGGTATTATATTTGGGTTTGCAGCATTTATTACTGCGATTATTTAGATTAACGGCCATCCATTGAGGTGGCATACATACGTCCAGATAGGAACGACGTTAAAAGCTATTTTAAGGAGTATTGAACATGGCAAAGAAAGAAAAGGTTAAAAAGCCCTTCTACAAGCGTGTTTGGTTTTGGGTGTTAGTGGTTATTATTGCTATCGCAGTGGGCGGCGGTGCATCTGGGGGGAAGTCTAGTAAGACTTCTACTACGTCTAACTCATCATCTGTAAGTAGTACAACTAAATTACCTAGCGGTGCAACCACCGAACAGAAAAATGCACTGCGACAAGCTGAGTCATATTCAAATATGATGTACATGTCGAAGACTGGAATATACGATCAACTAACTTCTGATGCTGGTGATAAGTTTTCAGCAGAGGATGCACAATGGGCAGTCGGTAATTTGAAGGTTGATTACAATAAAAACGCCCTAGCTAAGGCAAAACAATACGTTAGTCAACAACACCTATCAAAGGCTGGTGTATATGACCAATTGTCATCAGATTCAGGTGAGAAATTCACTGCTGACGAAGCTCAATACGCTGTTGATAACCTAAAATATGATTACAAAAAATCAGCATTAGCAAAGGCGAAGACTTACCAAACACAAATGAATATGTCATCAGATGCAATCTATGACCAATTAACTTCTGACGCTGGTGAAAAGTTTACAGCTGATGAAGCTCAATATGCCGTTGACCACTTGAATGATTAACACATCTCCCGCATTGTTAGCGGGATACATAAAAAAGCCACCCATTAAGGTGGCATACATACGTCCAGATAAGAACGACGTTAAAAGCTATTTGGGGTAGGTTATATGGGATTAAGATACAGAAAAAGCGTAAAAATTGGACCAATTCGTCTAAATACCAGTAAGAAAGGTCTTGGATGGAGTGTTGGCGGCAAGGGGTTTCGCTATACAAAAAAAGCTGGTGGTGGGACACGAACAACTACATCTCTGCCAGGAACTGGTTTATCGTGGGTTGAAGACTCATCTTCAAATAAGAAAAAAGTTTCTAAGCCAGTTGTAAATTCAGAAATTAAATCATCTGATAAGCTAGCTTCAAATTTAATTCAGAAGCGCAATGCTTGGTCACCTTATCCAGAAAAGCTGCGTAAGCACGCAAAAATTTCAAGTATAACTTTCGTTATTCTGTTACTACTTTTCTTTTTCGCACCTGCGGTATTGATTTTGCCATTTCTGATGGTCGGTATTTATACCATCACAACATTTGCAAGGATGGCAATATATCAATCTAGGCACAAAGATGAATTTGTAAAAAATAATGCTGAATTAAAAAAGGAGCAAACAGAGATGAAAAAAGAAGCCGTGGAAAGCCCTCGTTTAATTGAAATCAAACAACAAATGGCGGAAGCTGGTGTTAGCGATTTATTTGGTACTAAGAAGGAAGTTCAATCATTGCCAGAAATCATGGCTGATGACGAAGTATTGTTGTACGCAACATCTGGATTCGTTGATAAAGGAACCGTCCTAGTTGTGGTAACTGATCAACGATTGATATTTATTAATCGTGGAATGATTTTCGGAACCGATTTCCGCGAAATTCCTTTCAGTAAGATTAATGGTGTTTCTTACTCTAAAAAATTAGTGTTTGCCAACGTATCAATTGATAATGGTGCAAATACTACCTTAATCGACAACGTCACTAAAGAAACCGCGCCGATTTTCGTTGATACTTTAAAGAAGGCTATTAACGATGCTGAACAACGAAAAATTGCACCCGTGGCATCAATACCTGCTGCAAGCGTTGCGGATGAACTATTGAAGCTAAAGTCTTTATTGGATGCTGGTATTCTTACCCAAGATGAATTTGAAGCACAAAAAGCCAAAGTACTTGGATAAATAAAAAAAACGCACACTCCCGTCGCCAAACAGTAAGTGTGCGTGTAGCAAACCAAAAATAACATATAAAGATACAAAGCTATTTTTGTGTACAGGTAATTATATCACGACCTGGACATGTCTTTAAACTGTCCAAATTTTCTAAATAAAGGTTAGGTTTAAACTAATGGCAGTATATAAAACCGAACACGGTTGGCGTGCTGACTTCTCATTTAAAGACGCCTCCGGCAAATATCGCAAGAAATCAAAGCGCGGGTTCAAAACAAAGAAAGAAGCCGAGGCCTGGTTGGCTGAGTATTCTATCAACCATGGCAAGCCAACCCTACAAAAAGGATCACAAATTCTTTTTACTGACTACTTTAACGAATATGCAAAACTACACCTAGAAACTGGCATGAAAGAAGCCACCCATGAATCGTGGAGATTCGAAAAGAAGATTGTCGTTGACGTTTACTTTAGAGGTTTAACATTAGACCAAATCACACGACAGATGTATCAATCCTTCCTAAACCATTACGCAGTGGGAAAAAAAAGACAAACCGTTTCAAAACGTCATAGGTTACTGAGACTAGTTATCAATCAAGCATTTCATGATGGCTTAATTCAAAGTGACCCCACCTTTGGAGTCACTATTCCAGGGTCTGAGTCAAAAGATGCATCTGAAAAATTTCTGCAACTAGATGAACTCACTACATTAATTGAATACATTGAAAACAACGAAAAGCTCATCACATGGCGAACGGGGTTTATGGTCTATCTAATATCACTTTCCGGGCTACGTGCTGGTGAAGCATTGGCCCTCACTAAAAATGACATTGATTCGGATGCACGGACAATTACCGTAAGCAAAACAAAACAATTGTCTGGTGCTGTAACAACACCTAAAACAAAAACGTCAAACCGTACAATTGTTATGCCAAATCGTTTTTTCGATAGCTATCAGAAATTCATTGATGCTAAAGAACATTGGAACGCTGCAAACGAATTATTTGATGGCCGCAGAACTCCAAGTGTTGTTAATAGATGGCTTGAACGATTAGAAAAATCACTGGGATTTGAAAATATTGTATCATTGCACGGTTTACGCCACTCACACGTTTCTTATCTACTATCGAGCGGTGTTGACATCAGTTACGCTTCAAAACGACTTGGACATTCTAACGTTTCAATCACACAAGACACATATGCACACCTACTTCAACACAAGCAACAATCAGAAGAAAATAAGACAATCGCATTGCTTGACCAACTCAATTAA